CGGCTCGGGCAGCGGATCGGTCGACGTCGCGCCGATCGTCTTCAGCTGCGCGCTGACTGTTTCGAGCGCGTCGTTTTTCTGGCTGATCATCGCGGCCGCGGTATTCAGTTGCTCCTGCGTGATCGTCTCGCCGGCGGCGAGCAGAGCGTTGAGGCGCTGAATTTCCGCGCGGAACGCGGCGTCTTCGGCGGCGTCGGCCGCGACGACGGTGTCGATGGTGCTCGCGATGTCGTTGGTCACGAGGTTGAGCCGATCGAGTTGCACGGTGACGACGGCACTGTCTGCCATAAGCTGCACTCCTTGGACCCGTAGAACTTCGAGGGCCGCCTCCACACGCTGCAGGCTCTGCACCAGAATCGGCGCGTGGCCCGTGTAGACGTTGAGATGCAGATCGCCCGCGACGGGGACCTGCAACACGCTCGTCGTCACTTCGTCAGCCATGTGTTGAAACCTCCACGGGAAGCTCCGAGTGTACGCCCGGCCGCGCGCCGCGATCATTTTTGAATTTGTAATCGCGCTGCGGCTGAGCTGATCTGCGCGTTGTGCGCGGCCACGGCGAAGTAGACGCCGCCGCCGGCGAGCGCCGCGGCCGCCGCGATCTTGGGGTGCGTGCGATGCAATTTCACCAGGCCCCACGCGATGCCCGCGTCGACGCCCATCTTGACCGTGCCGGCCAGCCAGGGCGTGCCGACCAGCGGCGCGAACAGGACATTGCCCTCCTGCCCCGTGCGCGATCCCAGCGCGTACATCGTCGTGGCCAGGTCCGCACCCGACGCGGCGACGAAGACCGCGATGGCCGCGTGCGTGAATCGCGCGTGCGGTTCGTCGTCGGCCGACTGCGCGAACGCGGGCGTGGCCACGAGCAGCAGCGCGACGAGCACGGCGCACGCGCGGCCGCCGGCGACGGCGAGGACCTCGCGCAGGCGGTCGCGGATCTCGTCGAGCTGCTCCGCGGTGTCGTGCGCGACGGCGCGCAGGCCTTCGCGGAACCACGGGCCACGGATCGGCGCCTGGCGCAGGTTGTTGCTCAAGAGCGTGAGCGCGTCGATCTCGCCTTGCAGAATCACGAGCGCGTCGCCGGTCATGGCACGAGCTCGCAGTCGCGCACGCTGACGCTGACGCCGAAGACGCGCACGGCGCCGCGGCAGTGCGCGACCACGGGCCGCGCGGTGAGCGCCGCGATCGCGGCCGCGTGATCGGCTTGCGTCGTGCTGAGCGTTTGGATCACGCCGGCCAGGTCCTCGACCCGCGCACGGTGCTCGAGCGCCGTCAGCCGCGCGGCCACGTCGTCGGCGGGCGGCAGCGGCGGCGGCGGCGGTGGTGGGACCGGCACGCCGAACGTGAACGTCCCAACATCATTCGGCGGCACGCGAAACTCGACGAGATTCGATCGCTCGCGCACACTCGACACGTCGCCGCGGCCGCGCGCATTGCCGGCGCTGAGCACGAGGCCGACGCGGTCGCCAGCCGCGGGATAGTAGTTGAGCATCGCGCCCCAGCGATCGTCGTAGACCCAGCTGCGCCAGAAGCCGAGCCAGCCCGACCCGGTCGACGCGCGCCCCTGCCACATCTGCACGATGCCGGCGCCGTGCCAGCGGCCGTCGACGAAGACGATCGGCCAGACCGTGTACTGGTAATTCTCCGACGGTACGGCGGGATTGCTCGGCCACTTCCAGCGCTCGGGGATCGGCGCGGCCGTCTCGAGACTCAGGCCGCCGTCGAGCCCGGGCGCCATCGTGACGCGCGTGATCGTGACGGTCGGCGGCCAGTCGGCCAGGTCCGCCGGCGATCCGCCGTCGACGACGACCTGGCGCAGATCAATCGCGGTGGGGGGCGGCTGCGCGCGGAGCGCCGGCAGCCAGCCGAGCGCGATGCCGACGGCGACGGTGCCGGCGAGCAGAAGCGAGAGGCGATCGCGGGTGCGGACGGTCATGGGGATCTCCTGGGTTTGTGCGGGTGCAGGCGCGGGCCGAGTTTGCGGCCCGCCCCGAACTGACTGCCGAGCGGGATGTGATGCGTTTTGAGCTTGTACTTGAAGACGCGGTCGGAGAGGTGCAGGCACGCGGCGGCGTCCCGTTGATGCCCTTGCGTAAACGCCAGCGCGTTGCACAGTTCGCCGCGCTCGGTGACCCAGAGCGGGCGCGGCCGCGGCACGACGAACCATTGCGGCTCGGGGCTATCGTCGCGGCGGCGGCCGACGCGTTCGTAGCGGGCGTTGCGGGCGCGCACCGGCCGGCCGGCGCGGCGATCGAGCAGGGGGATCACGGCTTCCCTCCGGTCGTCGGCTTCGCCAGCGAGGCCTTGGCGAGCTCCGTGAGGCCGGCGCCGATTGATTCGATTTTCAGATTGACCGTGTTGGCTTCGGTGTACGCCGCGTCGGCTTTCACGCCCACCACGGCCACCGCGCCGACGATCGCGTCGACGTGTTGGCGCTGTTGCTCCGCGGCCAGGCGTTGATCCTCGGCGACCTTCAGCGCGAGCGTGTGCGCCGTCCGTTCCGCCGTCGCGGCCACGGTCGCGGCCGTCGCCTCGACCTTCGCCTGCAGCGTCGCGGCGAGCGCGGCGCGGTCCTCGATCAGCCAGCGCCGGTTGCGGGTGGCGATCTCGTCCTCGCGCTGCGCTTTTTCCGCTTCGCGGCGGCGCGTGAAATACGCATTGACGACGACGGTGGCGAGCGTGACGACTTGGCCGATCGCGAGGCCGACCGCGGTCGCGTCCATTACCCGAGCCGCGCCGGCGGCCCTCGATACGTCCACGCCCACGCTTTGAAAATCAGTCGCATACAGTTCTCCTCGTTACCGGCGGACGGCCCACCAGATCAACCCCAACCCCACATAGACCGGCGCGAGCGCGACGACGAGCGCGACGACGCCCCACCAGCCCATCGCGCGCCAGAAGGCGACATAGCCGGCGAGATCCGAGGTGACCGGCACCGTCATGGCCCCATCGTCACGATCCGCTGATAGCTGCACTCGACGCCGACCAGACTCGCGGTGTTGCTGAGCGTGTCGCCGCCCACCGTCGGGTCGCGGGTGATGCCCAGGAACATCAGACACGGCGCGACGGCGCCGGTTTTACTGAGCGCGAGCAACTCCGACATCACGAGCCGGTTCGCGACACCCGGCGCCGCCGTGGTCACCGTGGCCGCGGCGTTGAACGCGGGATCGAGGGTCCCGACGCCGCCCTCGGCGCGATAGGCCGTTTGCACGCTCCAGACGACGTTGCCGCTCGTCGCCGGCGTGAACCACAGCAAGCGCAGATCGATCGGGCCCGCCGCATACCAGTCGCTGGGCAGCCGGAGGTGCGCGCGCAGATAGGTCAGGTTCGCGTCGATGAAATCCCCCGACGCGAACGATTGATTCGATCCGACATGGGGCGTGACGGTCGGCGCCGCCGCGTCGCCGGAGTTGTCGAAGTTTTGCCAGTTGAAGGTGGTGTCTTCCCAATGCGCCACCGGCCAGTAGATCCGCTCCGTCAGAATCAGTCCGTGTCCCATCAGGCGGCCGTCCTTTGCAAAAAGCCGATTCCCCAGCACGGATACAGGTCGTCCGATTTCACGAACTGCAGCCGATACTCCTTGCCGGCGACCGGGGTCCAGCTCAGCACCTGCGCAGCCCAGCTCGTCGACGCCGCAGCCGAGCCGACGACGGCGTCGCTGCTGTCGGTGACGTTGCGGATTTTCGGGGTGACCGTCGTCGCGGCGTTCGCACACTTGCAGTCGGCGATCACGGTGATGACGGCGCCGGCCGAGTCGGCGTCGGGCACGATGATCGGCACGACGTCGTACGCGTCTTGATAGCCGGTGCCCATCAGCGCAAAGCTCCGCGAGCCGCCGACCGCCGTGCGCGGGTGCCAGACCGCGGCGAGGATGGCCTGGCGCACTTTCGCGTACTGCTCGGCGGCGAAGTCATCGGCGGCGGTGAGGGTGTCGGGCGTGGCGTACCCACTCATGTTTTCCTACCTTTTTCCTACCCGAGCCGCGAGCCCGTGCCCGAGGCCGTGCTGCCGAGAATGGTGCCGCTGCCGTCCGTGTGCAACGGGCGGAAGCCGACGCGCGGCGTCGTGCCGTCGGCCTGCACGAGCGCCGCCTGCAGATCTTCCCAGGCGATCGTCGCGGCGAGGTCGCCCTCTTCGTTGACGTGGAGCGTGCGGTCGGTGGCCAGGAGCAGGCGATCGGTCCAGCCGGTCGTGCCGAGGCCCGCCGGATGCGTCAGCGCGACGATCTGCGTGTCGAGATCGCCGCCCTGCAGATCGATCGTGAAGACGCCACGCGTGATGCCGTCCTGCGTGGCGATGAGGCGCCGCGCCGCGACATCGGCGGCGACCTCGGGCCGATAGATCGCGATGAAGGTGATCGGCTCCGCTTTGTAGACGTCGCCCCAATTGGCGATCGACTGCGTGGCGGGCAGCGGCCGCCGCACCCCGAGCATCCGCCCGGCCGCGGGTTCGGGGCCGTATTCGTACTCGACCTTGTTCTCGAGCTCCGCGTTGAGCTCCGAGCCGAGGCGGAAGCTGTCGGCGCGCAGATGCTCGACCGCGGTGTAGCGCGGGATCGTCGTGATGTTCGCGGCGTCGTTGAACGTGCGCGCGGTGATCTGCCCGTGGTGGTTCGACGTGCCGAGGCGCATGTCGGCACTGACGAGGATCTGCGCGAGCCAGTCGCGGGCCGCGCGCCGTTCGTCGAGGATGACGCCGGCGCGATAGCGCGAGCTCAGTCGGGCCGCGTGCACGGCGACGACCGCGGCAAAGTCGGTCGTTTTGATCTTCGCCACGCCGTCGGCGAACGTCGCGACGGCGCCCCAATCGCCGGTGGTCGTGCTGCGCAGGATCGGATGATCGAGCAGCAGCTGCACGATATACGCGGCGTCGTCGATCAGATCGCCGGTGCTGTCGCCGACGGTGTCGCAGCCGCGGACGTTGACCGAGAGCGGCACCTTCCCCTCACGGTGCGCGCGCGCGACCGGGCCCTTGCCGAAGAGCATCGTGACGCGATACGTCACGCCGCCGCGCACCAGGTCGAGATGCCGCGTCGTGAAGTAGCTGTCCCAATCGCCCCATCCGGGAATCAGGAACGTGTTGTCATTCGGGTCGAGGCGCACGCTCGCCGGGCAGTCGGGGTGTTGATCGGATCCGAAGATCGCGGTGATGGCCTGGCAGGCGTAGAGGCAGACCGCGAAGCCCATCCACGGTTCCGATCCGTCGAGCAGGAAATCGCCGACGTCGCGCAGCTTGTGAATGCCGATCGGCGTCGTCGGCGGATTCTCGGCGGATCGATATTCGTCGGACGGTTCGCCGAAGATGAGCGGCAGCGGTTGCTCGGCGACGTGGTCCTCGGGCGCCGCGGTGCAGCGCAGGCCGCTCGGCCCCGTCAGGTCGACGCCGTAAACCTCGCCGATCCCGACGTGCGGGAGCTCGCGGTCGAGCGAGTACGGCGAATCGTGGCGGCTCAGCTCGTCGCTGAAGACGAGCGTGACAACGAAGTCGGCGTCGGTGCGCACGGTGATGCAGCGGCCGCGCGCGACCGCCCGGCGCGCGGTGCCGGCCTGGCGTTTCGTGTCGTCCTCGAGATAGAGCTGCCCGGTCCACCGTTTGTAAAAGCGATTCGTGCCGCTGGCCAGCCAGCCGCGGAGCTCGCCGGCCGGGTCCGCGATCCCGACCTCCCAGGTCTGCGCTTGGACGTTGCCGAAGCGATCGGAGAGCGGGTACGGGATGTCGCCCCACCGCGTGACGGTGTCGCGCGGCGGATCGAGCGCCGGCCAGGTGATGATCGTTTTCGCGTAGCGCACGACCGAGGCGTCGCACAGTGTCAGGTCGAAGCTGACGACGGGGACGACGATGGCCGCGAGCGTTTGTGGGTCGACGACATCGGCCGCGGTCGCGGGCACGCCGCCGCCGGTGAACGCCGCGTACACCGCCGGGAAGCCGCCGGCGCGCGTGCGCAGCGGCCCCGCGGCGCCGCCATCGAACGACGCGCCGCCCGGGCCCGGGGGATCGCACTCGCCGGGCGTGCCGGTCTGCGGCTGCTCGCGGCAATAGTTCGAGAACTCCGAGAGGTATACGCAGTCCAGTTGATCGGTGTAATCCCACACGCCGATCCGCCAGCCGGTGAAGTTCCACATGTCGAGCCCGGTTTTGCCGTGCTCGCATTTGGTGGGTTCCGAGGCCGGGTCGATCGTCGCGAAGTCATCGCCGTCCTGGTACGGGCGGCAGTTGATCCGCAGCTCGACCCATCCGTCCTCTTGCGACGTGCCGTCCTCGTCGAAGGAGGAGACCGAGCCGCGCATCTCGATCTTGATGCGCGGGCCCGTGCCATACGGCACGTTCCGCACGCGGTAGACCTCGAGCGTCAGCGCGGCGAGCGCCGCTTCGGGGATCAGCACGACCAGGTCGGGGTCGTCCCAATAGAGGCCGACGATCGGATAGGCGTCGCCGGTGTCCGTGTCGACGCCGCGGATCTCCTGCAGGAGGAACATCAGATCACGCCCTCCTGCACGAGGCCGATCGCAAACGAGAGGCGCGGGTTGAGGCACTCGTCGACGTCGCTGTCGAGCCAGTGGGCGATTTCCGTGCGGCCGCCGACGGCGGTCTCGACAAAGTAGTCGCTGAGCGGCGCGCCGTCATCGAAGCCGTACGTCAGGAGAATCTCTTTATCGTCGCAGCACTGGCCGCACGGCGCGACGCCGACGGTGCCTGGCGCGGGTTCCATCTCCACGCGCACGACCCCGAAGGGCGCGTCCCATTGGTAGCCGGTGCTGCCGTCGCCGCCAGCGAACGTATCGAGCACCGCCCCGTCGCTGATGCGGATGCGCTGAAATTCGACGACGCTCGTCCAGTACGAGACCCAGAAGCTCGTATCGTCGAGCCCCGGCGTGATGTGCTCCGGGTTGCCGGGCGGCGTGTAGGTGTGCAGCAGCGCGCCCGCGGCCGAGTAGTGCTTGATGACCGGCGATCCGGATCGCCAGGCGATCAGCACTTCCCCGTTGCGGAGGACGACAATCGATCCGGCGCGGCCGATGGTGCGCCCGGCCTCGGTCGCGAAGCTCGAGGACGAGGCGCCGACCAGGTCCCGGCGCGTGACGGTGTGCGACGACATGCCGGCGAAATAGGCCACCGATTCATCGGGGGCGACGCCGAGCGCGTACCTGTTCGCGTCGCGCGTGATGCCGAGACTCCAGCTGGTGCCGAAGACGCACGCGCGATCGAACTTCTGCACTTTGATCGGCGTCACGCCGAACGTGCCGATGTTGCTGACGCCATAGAACGCGTCCGTGTAGTTCGACGCGATGCTGTAGAGGTCGGCCGCGGCGTTGGTGCCGAGCGGGGTCAGCTGGTCATCGAAGGTCCCCTCGCGATAGTTCTGAAAGTTGGTGATGCCGATCGTGCCGTCGTCGAGCGCCAGCAGGCCCTCTTCGGGCCCGCTGTACGGGCAATGCGTCGGGTTGCTGGCCGGCGGCGTGAGGACGACGCCGGCGGGGCTGACGAACTGGCTGTAGCAGTCCGGGTTGAAGACCGAGAACATCAGCGAGCCAATGGGGATCGTCATCCGAGCACCACGCGGCGCTCGGCGGCGGCGAGCTCCGTTGTCCATGCGTGAATCTGGCGGCGCGCGCTGGCGCGGGCCGCGGGGTGCGGGTCGGCGTCGACGGCGACGGTCCACAGGGCGAGCCCTTCGCGCCAGGTGCGGATCGCCTGCGTGAGTCGCCAGAGCGCTTCGTCGGGGATCGCCGTCGGCGGGGCCGGCGGCGGCCGCGTTTGAGCGGCCCGCCATTGCGCCTGGCGGTCGGCGCGTCGTTTCACGCAGGGGGCGCAGGCCATTTACGTGGTCGGGATCGCCAGGCCGGCGCCGAGCTCCCGCATGATGTCCGAGACGTCGTGCACGGTGTTGACGGGCAGCTCGAAGTTCATCGTGTCGCTGTCGAAGAGGCAGAGCCGCGCGTCGCTGCCGGTCGGGTCGCGCCACCAGAGGAAGGGGCCGCCCGCGCGAAACAACGTGAGGAACGCGTCATAGCCGGCGTCGCGGTGCCGGAAGACGAACGGTTGCGCGCGCAGGCGAATCCCGAGCGGGTACCGAATCTGCGCGCCGTACGCGGTCGGCCAGCGGCTCTCGGGCTGCCGCTCCTGGTCCTTGACGGGATACCGGACGTTGGTCAGGTCCGTGCGTTTCGCGGCCCAGAGGCTCGCGGCGCCGAGGCCGACCTTCTGCGAAAGAATCGGGATGTGCAGCCGCGTCCACCGCAGGCCGGTCGCGCCGTTGTACCCGACGACAGCCGTCAGGTCGACGCCGACCGGGTACGGAAGGCCGGCTTGCGGATAGGTAGCGATCACGACGGCGCCGTCCATCGTCGGCGTGGCCCAGGCGTTCGTCGCGTTGCGTTGAATGCGGACGTTGGTACCGGCCGGGATGTTGTGATGCGAGAGCGAGAACAGCTGCGCGTCGACGGCCGCGCCGTGGTCGTACAGCACATCGACGACGGTGCCCGTCGTGCTCGTCAGAAACACGGTAGACGGTTTCCGGAGCTGCACGTTGGTGACCGGGTACCGGCTGTTCGCCGTCGCGCCGCTCAGCGTGACGGTGGCCAGGTGCCCGATCTCGTCGGTGCCGCGCGCGTAGATTGCCGGGACGTCGGCCATCAGCTTGCCTTCCGCACCGCGGCGTTGAACTTCGATCGCACGGCGCCGCCCGCCTGGATTTCGTCGAGGACGACGTGCGCCACTTCTTTGGTGCCGACGTGGAGATGGACGTGGGTCTCGCCGCCGGTCGCGCGCGCGGCCAGCATGGCGTCGCCGATCGATCGCTGCTGCGCTTCGGTGATCAACATTTCGCCCGGGGTCGCCATGATGTGGACGGTGTCGCTGCTGTGGGCGAAGGGCAGCACGCGGCCGCCCTTTTTGAAGTGCTGGATCCCGAAGGCGGTAATCATGCCGCCGGTCCAGCCGCCGTCAAGCCGGTCGAGCGGCCCGCCCGGTTGTTGCACGTCGCCCGGGCCGCCGGGCCGCGTCGGCGACGGATCGCCGCGGCCGGGTTTCGGGACTTGCGGCGGCAGCTGGTAGCCGAACGCGCCGGCGATCGCGGCCAGGTACTTGTTGCTCTCTTCGATCCGATCGATCGTCCGCTCGCCGACGCTCTTGAACTGGTCGCCGATCACGCCCTGCTTTTCGGCGCGGTCGAGCAGCGCCTGCGTTTTTTCGTCGACCTTAAAGCCCCGCTCCTGGAGCTCGAAGATCGTTTGCAGCGCGGGCCGCATCAACAGCATGACCTGGCCGGCGTCTTTCCCCTTCCCGACCAGCTTGTCGAAAATTTCCGTGACGGAGAGGCTGATCGACCCAAACAGATCCTGGGTCAGCGCGTGCGTGTTCTCGAGGCCGACGAGGACGCCCTGGAAGTTCTGCGCCGCGGTCAGCAGCGGGCCCGCGATTCTATCTTTCGCGAGGTCGGAGAGCGCGGCGATCTGCCCGAAGGCGGCGCCGCCGGTCAGCCCGAGCGTTTTGAGTTGCTTCTCGAGCGTCGTCACGAGCGGCGTCAGCTTTTGGAAGATCGTCAGGAGCGGCACGCCCTCGCGCATCATTTCGACGAACGCCGCGCCGAGCGATCCGGCGAGCGCGTCGGCCGACGCTTTGCTGTCGGCCACAAATCCGGTGCCGCCCTTTTTGGCCGGCGTCAGCAGGTCGGTCAGGTTCGGGAGGACGACGTCCGTGATTTGCGCGGCCTTGTAATCGAAGATCGCGCCCGACTGCGTGTTGAAGCGGGCGTCGAGTTGGATGATCTCGAGCAGCGCCTCGCTCAGCAGCCCGAGCCGGTTCGTGCCCTGCTCGACGAAGGTGCCGAAGTTCTTGTCGAGGACCTGCGTCATCTGGATTGTCGACAGCTCGTTGCGTTGCACCATCGAGAAGCCGTCGTGCAGGGCGCGGAAGAACAGATCGACGTTGTCCGCGCGGAGGCCGCCGGCCTGTTCGATCAATTTGTCGAGCTGCGTCGTGAGGACCTGCGCGCTGCGGAGGCCGGTCGTGTCCTCGAGGTCGGCGATCAAATGCGCGAAGTCATCGCTGACCTGGAGGTTTTGAAAGTCGCGCGCGATGTCGTGGGAGATCTGGCGCCACTCCTGCCCGCTGCGGACCAGGCCGACGACGGCGCCGGCGGCCGCGCCGCCCACCACGAGCCAGGGGTTGCCGCTGTGCGCGCCGATCGCGGCGCCGGCCGTCGCGCCCGCGGAGGCGCCATAGAACGCGTCGTGCGCGATGATCTGCCCGCGGCTGGCGCGGCCGCCGGTGGGGATCGCTGACGCGGCCGCGCCGAAGCCGATGGCGAGGCCGGTGTAGATCGCCGAGTTCTTCGTGAGCTTCGCCAGGTCGATGTCGTCCTGCGTGGCGGCGGCGCCCTTGGTTTTGAGGACGCCGGCGGCCTCGATCGCCTTGTGAAGCAGATCGATCTCGGACCCGAGCCCCGAGAGGATGATGCCGAACGTGCCCCCGGCCGCCTCGCCGAGGCTGCGCAGCGTGTCGGTCATGCCCTTGAACGCGGCGTCGACCCGTTTGGCGGCGCGCTCGGCGTCCGTGAGCTTGCCCTGGAAATCTTCTTTAAATCCGGTCGGCAGGGCGCCGAGCTCCGTCAGCGGCAGGCCGCGCTCGATCGCGGCCATATGGTCGAGCGTGAGGGCCAGGCCGATCAGCTTCGCGTCGGTGTCGGTCGCTTCCTTCCCGAGCTTCGAGAGGATCTCGCCGGTCGCGATCTGCGTTTGGTTATTGAGGCCGCTGATGGTCGTGAGGTTCTTCGTCCGCTCGATCACCCCGCGCATTTCGGCGTCGGTCAAATGAAAGCGGAGGGCGACGTTCGCTTCGGTGGCGCCGGCTTTGACCAGGCCCGCGAGATAGTCGGCCCACTCGTCGCCCAGACGGTTGAGGACCTGGAACTGGCCCGACCCCACGGAGGCAATCTCGGCCCCCGCGGCGACCCATTTCTTCTCGGCTTCGGCCGCCTTCTCGATCGCGGACTTGTTGGCCTCGAACGCCTTCTTGGCGACGCCGAGCACGCCTTCCGTGACTCCGAGTTGGTTGATGATGTCGTCGTTGCTGGCGCCGATCGTGAACGCGGCCACCAGGTCCGCCTTCTTCGCGGCCGTCAAGGCGCGGAACCCGGCCTCCGCCGCCTTCAGCTTCGCGACAAAGGACTCAGGCACCGGCGGCGCGGTTTCGTTCGGCAGTGCAATATCGTTCCCGCCGAGCCCGCCGATGTTGCCGAATTGCTGCTTATGTCCCGCGGCCTTGATCAGTGCGGCGTCAAATTCCTCGATCGATTTCGTCGACAGTTGGGTCTGCAGGATGTAGTCCCGCTCGTCCTGCGTGAGCGTGTTGACCGCCTGATGCAGCAGGATGACCGAGCCCATCGCCTGGGCAAAGGCGGTGCTTTGTCGCGACTTCCACCGGTCCCACGCATCGCCGAGGGCATCGATCGCCTTCAGTTGCGCGTCGCCCGCGACGGTCGCCCCTGCCGCGACTTTGCTATACCCGTCGACGATGGCCGCCAGGATGTCTTTGGCGGTTTTGCCGAACAGGCCGACGGCATCCGTGTTGCGCCGCTGAGGGTTCTCCATCGCCTCGAGCGCCTTCACGACCATGTTGTATTGGTCGTCCGGCGACGCCGATCGCAATTGCTGCCAGGAGAGCCCGAGATCCTCGGCAGCTTGCCGCGCTTTCCCAGAGCCCTCCTGGATCGTGACACCCATCTTGAACGCCGCCTCGGCAAACGCGGACACGTCGCTGCCGCTTTGCTTCGCGACGTAGTCCATCCGCTGCAACGTGTCGGTGGAGAGCCCGGTTTTGTTCGACATGTCCACGAGGGCGCCGGCCGTCGCGAACGCTTGCCGCCCCAGATCGGTGACGGCCCCGATCGTCTTGTCGATCAGCGATGAGGCGGAGAACGCGGCGGTCAGTTTCGCGAACGCGCTATCGAAGAGCCCGCTACCAGCGGCACCGCTCGGGGCGGCCTTCAGGGCCGCCTGCTGCGCCTTGATCGCGTCCGCGACCTTCTGCAGGTCCGCCGGCGCCTGCTGTCCCAACGCCCGGAACGCATCGAGCCCTTGCGTCACCGTGCGCGCCATCGCGTCGAGATCTCGCGAGGTCAGTTTGGCCACCCCGCCGACCGCTCCCAGATTGGCGCCGAACACGGTGAGCCCTTGCGAGGCGGCAACGGACCGATCCGCCAGCCGCTGCGTGGCGTCCGTGATCCCTTTCATCGTGGCGTTCAAGGTGTCGAGGGATTTCTTCGCCGCTTCAGCGAGCGGCGTGTTGCCCAGCTTTTTCAGATCCGCGTCAACACTCTTCGAGCGCTCCCCGATCGACGCGAGCGACTTCGTCAGCTCCGCATCCTGCGCGCCGATCTTCACGATGAGCGAGGCAATCGTGCCCACAGGTCAGTCGTCGTCCTTTCCGATCGGGAGCGGCGGCAGCGGCGGCAGGACCGTCGCGCCGGCGTCGCCGATCAATTTCTCCTGAGTCGCGCGGCTGCCGATGGCGTTCAGGACCCAGGCCGCGAGCGTGGCCACGTGATACAGCGCTCGGTCATCCACGCGGCGATACCCCTCGATCCGCAGTTGCAGTTCGCGCGGCGAGTAGCTCGCGAACGTCCGCGGCGTCATCGCCAATTCGCCGAGCGCAATGGCCTCGGCGTACCGATACCAATGCGCGTACGGCGTTACGCCCGGTCGTCGACGCCCGGGCGCGGCTCCGGTGACGCCGCCGCGCTCGTCGCGTTTGGGGCCGGCGCGTCCTCCTCGTCGTCGTCCTCGTCGGGTTTCCCGTACACGCCGCTCCGGTTCGCCGCCTTCACCAGCGCTTTGAAGAGCTCGCCGGTGTCGCCTTGCCGATCGATGAAGCGTTGCACCAGGGCCTCGGCGCGTTTTTCGGTCATCGACGCGTCGCTGTACTGGAGCGCGTAGCAGGTCATCAGCACCATCGCGTGCACGTTCTGCCGCCGCGACATCAGCTCGCCGATGCCGACGCCGGCGCGCTCGTCGAGCGCGTGCGCGGTGGTGACCGTATAGCGCAGCCGGCGCGGGGGCTTTTTCTCTTCGCCGACCTTCTCGAGAAAATCAAACTCGACGTAGTTCAAGGGCATGCTGATCTCCAAACGCGCGACGGGTCCGAGGGCCGACACGCCCCCGGACCGATCGCGCCCGTGTCATCGCACGGAGCTGCGGGTTACGTGAAGACGCCGAGCGTGCGGGTCGTGATCCGAAACTTGACCGAGAACACCGTCATGCCCATCGAGGACTTCGGGCCGCTGTAGCTCGAGACGTTGCAGAGGCCGTAAATCTTCGGTTTGCCCGGGTCGGTGCCGTCGGGGCCGTACTCGTAATTGAGGCCGACGAGCCCGTTGACCGCGGTGAAGAAGACCTCGGCGTTGCTCGACCAGTTGCCGCCGGAATCGCCCGAGCGATCACTGAAGCCGGGAATGAAATTCTTGGTCGGGTCGGCGACGCCCGGCTGGAAGTTCGTCCCGTCGAGCTCCTCCTGCGAGTTGTCGAAATTGAGGCTGTTCAGAAACGTGCTGATATCGGTCGGGGTCCCGCCGACGCTATCGTCGAGCACGAAGCTGGTGCCGCGGCCGCTGATGACTTGTCCGGTGCTCATTGCTGCTCCTTCGGCTCACGGGGTTGTGCCGCGAGCTTTCGGCTGGCGTCCTGCCAGACCTGTTCCCAAAATCGCACGGCGCGGAATCCTTCCGCCCGTGTCTCACTCGCCGGCTGCCCCTGCAGCCACCGCTCGATCGCGCGCGTCGCTTCGACCCCGTGTCGAATGAGTTGCGCGTTGAGATGCACCGTCGCCGGCGTCATCGTCGCCACGTGCTCAGCTGCCCTGCCGCACCGGCTGCCGGCAGCGGCCGCACACCGGGACCTGCCCGAAGTTCGTGGGCAGCCATTCGTCTTCGGGATGCGGGCAGGTGATCGCGGCCTCGCCGAGCACCCCCTCGACTCGCAAGATCATTGCGTCGACCTGCGCGCGCACCGCGTAGAGTTGGGCGCGAAACTCCTCGAGCACGGTGTCCGCCATCAGCGATCCCTTACGAGCACGTCAAACGATCGGTCGTCTTCGGTGCCGTCACTCGCGACGATGTGATTCGTCAGCGTGTAGCGGGCCTTGACCGTGCCGCCCGTCAGTCGGACTTGCGTCTGTAGGCCACCCGTCACGATCGACGGACTCGACAACGTCAGGCTGCCCGTCGGGGCGACGACCCAGGTCTGGCTGCTGATCGTCACGCCGGCGCCGAGTTCCAGGAGGTACGCGGTCCAATCCAAGCCGCGCGGTTCCTTCGAGTCCGGGTCCTTCGAAAAGCAGAGGCCGTCCTTCCAGGTCATGGTTGGACCTCGAGGACGCGATCAACCGCGGGCACGGTCGGCCACCGATCGACCGCCTCGACGGCCGGCCAGCGATCGACGGCCGGGACCTCGAGATAGTCGGCGGCGTACGCGTCGGCGAACGTGATCCCGAGCGGCGGAAAATACCGCCCCGGGAAGAACCGCTTCGGGAAGTAGCGCAGCCCAAACATCAGCTCACATCCACGGTGAGGGCGGTGCGATCGCCGTCGCTGTCGACCGTGGCCACGATCCGATCCTTGCTGTCCGCTACGGCATTGCGAATCGTGATGGTCGTGGTAGCCGCGCCAGAGATCTTGCCAGCCAGCGCCGCGGCCATGAGCCGGAACGCCTGGCGCTCGGTGAGCCCGACCTCGATGCCGTTGGCGAGATCGAGCTGCGCGGCGGCGATGCTGTCGCGTTCGCCACTCGTCAACGTCATCGCCGAGCCGACGGCGGCCGGGCTCGCGGGTACGCGCGCCTGGAGCAACGCGGCATTCGTCGCGGCACTCGCCGCCGCGGCAGCCGCGATCCCGATGTTCGTGTTGTCCGGTTCCGTGTTCCGGAGGTACGAGCCGATGCCGAAGGCCACGCCGATCGCCGTGATGGTGTCCGCGACGAGGGTGCCGAAGCTGCTCAAGGTGCGCGTGCCCGCGGCCCACACTTGCGTCGTCACGGCCGTGAGGCCGGCGCCCGCGGTGCCGACGGTGGCGATCAACGCGGCGAGCTGCGTCAGGAGCGTCCCGACGCCCGCGGAATCCGCCGGTGCATTCGTCAGCGTCGTCGTTGTATCGACCAGCGTGACGCGCGCCTGGGTGTCCGCGGGTTTTGTCCGGCTCGAGATCGTCGCGTCCAGGTTCGCCACGCGCGTATCGCCGAGGGCGGTCAGGCCGGCCCCGGCGGCGCCGACGCGTGCGAAGGCATCGCCCGTTTGCGGCGTGTTGCCGGTGTAGGTCGTGACGGTGTCGACGAGCGTCACGCGCGCGAGCGTGGCCGCTTTCATCGTCGCCGTGAAGTCGCCCGCGGTGGGCGCGTTGGTCAGGTTCGTGACCGTCGTGATCGTGCCGGCGGTGATGTTGGTCGGCGTGGCCAGGGCGGTCGTGAGGTTCGTGGCGGC